GTAGCATTATCCCACGAAGGAAAAGAGAAAATAAAAATGATTAATTAAAAATATTGTGATATAATATCCTTGCTCGCTGATTAGCGAGCATAATAAAAAAGTTACTGTAACAGCGACCTGAGAAATCGGGTCGTTTTTTTGTTAATGAAAGGAGTGCTTTATGCCCTGGGATGAAAAATCAGATCTTGAAAAATATAAAAAGGGTATGACTGATACGCAGAAAGAAAAGTGGATCACGATTGCCAATAATGTATTAAAGAGTTGCGATAAATCTCCAGAGGAATGCGAAGCGAGCGCTATCAAAATAGCAAATAGCAAAGTATCTGAAAGCGTGGCTCTAACTGGTGATGTTATTAACCTTGTGGAAAAATCCGCCGGAGAAGATGGAATTTTCCCGATCAGAATTATTAAGCCTGGTTGGGGATCATCTGGTTATTACCCATCAGAAACACTCAAACGCGATGGCGGAAAAGTGTTTACCAAAGGTTTAAAAATGTATTGGGATCACCCAACGCAAAGCGAAGAATCAGAACGTCCAGAACGCAGTCTTAGGGATTTGGCAGGCGAACTTGTAACAGACGCGGAATGGAAAGATTCGGGATTGTACGGAGCTGGCTTATATGCCAGTGCAAAAGTTTTTGAACCCTACCGAGCTGCCGTGAAAGAACTAACGCCGCACATTGGCGTCAGTATACGGGCGGCTGGAATTGCAGAACAAGGAGAAGCCGACGGTCAAAAAGGGATGATCGTTGAGGAAATAACAAACGCGGCGAGCGTTGATTTTGTAACCGTGCCAGGCGCAGGTGGCAAAGTCCTCGAACTTTTCGAGAGTTACCGCGACCCAGAACAAATAAAAAAAGGAATGGAAATGGAAGAAATTAAAGAGTTAAAGGAAGCAAAGATTGCTCTTGAGGCTCAAGTGTCAGAGAAAGATAAGTTACTCAAAGAAGCAAATGAAAAAGTTGCTACTGCCGATAAGGCGTTGAAGGAAGCAAATGATTCTCTGCAAAAAGCCAATGAAGCTGTTTTGCTAAAGCAGGCAGCAGAATTTATTGAAAAGAAACTGCCAACAGAATTACCAGACATGACCAAAAAGCGTTTGATAGAAAAACTTTCAAAATCTCCAGTATTGACCGAAGACAAGAAATTGGATGAAGTCAAATTTGGAGAACTCATTGAAGCGTCTATCAAAGAAGAGAAAGAATATCTGTCAAAGGTTTTGGGTTCTGGAAAAATCACTGGGATGGGCGAAAGTGAATCAGAAGACGAAGTAAATCTCGAAGAATCTTTCAAAACGCACTATCTCTCCCAGGGTTTCAGTGAAGAAAAAGCCACGAAGATGGCTAAAATTTCAGGAGGCAAATAATGCCTAATTTATACGATGAATTCGATACCGCAGGCAAGGAAGTATCATCGACCTATGAAGGTCGGCATGTAACTTTTCCGGAATCTTATCTTGTCCATCCATCTCACACTGATGGATTGGTGGATGGCAAAGACCCTGTGCTGGCAGGAAATATTGTTGGAGTCGCGCTAAAGGGCGCAGCGGCTGCAACTGATCAAATCGCCATTGACACTGAAGGGATTTGGGCGCTGACCGTAGTCGCCACTGATCAGTTGGGTAACTCCGCTGTCGCAGTCGGCGATGAAATCTATATCAACCGCACCACCGCTGTTTTGAGCAAAAACAGCGATTCCGAAAACAATATCCCGTTCGGCGTGGCTTTGATGTCTGCTTCTAGTGGTGCAACAGATGTTATAGCAGTCAAAGTCCACAACGATGTGCCGGTCGGTCAGTTTGACGAAAGTTACATCGTGGTTTCAAAGGGAGGCTCCGATACCTACGGGGACGGCTCGTTTGAAAGTCCATTCCTGACTGTTACCAAAGCCATTACGATGCTCTCCGCTACTCGAAAGACTATCTATGTTTTGCCTGGCGAGTACGCAGAAGCGGCTCCGCTGGTTTGGCCGAACATCAATGGCGTGCAGTTGGTTGGCATGGAAGGGAACGGGAACGTTGTGATCAGTGCCGCAGGAACCGAGGTTATCGACATCACCCCGACCTTTACCTCCGCTTCGTTCGAAGCCTTCATCGAAAATATCTGCGTAAAACACACCGCGCAGATTGGCATTGAGATCGACAACACCAACATGACCAAGAAATTGCTGGTGCATCTGAAAGGCGTTTCCGCTGAACAGGTCAGCACTGGCAACTCGATCAACATCGAGAACTTGGCTTCCGGAAATGCGATCCGTGTCTACATGAGCGACTGCAAAGAAATCGAAGGTCTGGTTCTGTTCACCGCCGCCAACTCGGGCGATCGTTTCCGCGCTAACGAATGCATCTTCGCTGGTGGGATTACCACCGCCGGAGGAGCAATCACCTTAGAGGTTATGCTGCAAGCCTGTATCGTTCTGGCGAGCGCACTGACCATCGGAAACGCTGCCAACATTCTGACCTATCGCGGAAGCATGTATCGCTCTGATGCAGACCCAGCGGTCTATACCGAACTCGCAGACGGATACTCTGCATAAAGAAAATGGAGTAAAAAATGGAATTCCTTAAATTAATGGAAAATTGGGATGGGTTCAAGGGCATTAACAGCAAACGCTTCACTGAAGCGCAGGTTGCAAAAGCCATCGGACTGATCACTAACAAAGAGGGTCTCCCCTCTTACAAACACGAATATTTGCTGAAAGAAGCAATCACCACGACTGACTTCCCTGATCTGTTCGGATTTGTAATTGATCGGGAGATTTTGGCTCGCTACAAAGTAGCAGTGGCTGACTGGAGATCGTATTTCAAAATGGCAACCGTCCAGAATTTCAACCTGGTAGAACGTCATAAGGTTTTGGGTGCTGACGAACGACTGCCAGAAGTTGCAGAAAAAGGCGAATATTTGGTCGCTGGCATGAGCGAAGGGCACTACGATTATCGTATCTACAAACACGGTAAACAGTTTGACATTTCCTGGGAAGCCATCGTAAATGATGTTCTGGGCGCTTTCTCTGACATACCTGAGAGATTCGCAAATGCTGCGATTCGTTCGGAAGCGTTCCAAGCGACATCAACTTACGCAGCAGCAGCCGGTCCAAACCCATTACTGTTTGGCGCTCCCATCGTGGACGCTGCCGATGGGGCAAATGTAACCAACCTCGGAGCATTGCCATTGACCATCGGAAACCTGCAAACCACATTGCAACTCATGGCTGCACAGGTAGATGCAAACGGTGAGCCTATCTCGGTCATGGGAAAACACCTCGTGGTTCCTCCTGCTCTCGAACTCACTGCTCGCGCTATTTTGACCAGCGCGTTGGTGCAATGGACGGAAGTCGGAGCCGGCGGAGGAATCCCGGTACCAACCGCAAACGTACTTCCTCAAATGGGATTGCAGTTGCACATCGATCCATATCTGCCAATCGTTGACACCACAAAAGGCAATGCAACCTGGTATGTGTTTGGTGATCCTTCGCAGGGTGCGGCTATGGAATATGCTTACCTGCGTGGTCATGAGACCCCAGAGATTTGCATGAAAAACAGCGACAAAGTTACTTCTGCTGGAAGCTCTTTATCTCCATTCAGCGGTGATTTTGCAACTGATGATATTCTCTATCGCGTGCGCGATGTATTTGGATCAGGGCAAATGGATCCTCGCTTCGCCTATGCACAAACTGGTTCCTGATTAAAAAACTGGGCGGGTGAAAGTCCCGCCCAGGAGCCTCATGACTTTTACTTTTGACTTAACCACTAATCGCGGGAAAGTTCGTTTGCTTTGCACGGATTCCGATTCGGCGCACGAGATTTTTTCTGATGATTCCATAGACGCATTTTTATCCATTGAGAGCGACAACGTAAAACGCGCTGCTGCTCTAGCTCTGGAAACAATCGCTTCCAGCGAAGTGCTCGTGCAAAAAGTCATCAGATTATTAGACATCTCCACTAATGGCGCGTCAGAATCTGCTGAACTTTTGAAACGGGCTGCAATGCTGCGGAGTCAGGCTGACGCGGATGAAATGGGAGAATCCAGCGGGATTGACTTTGCTGAAATGATCATTGATCCATTTGGTATGCGCGAGCATATCATCAACGAGGCGCTGGATGACGATTAGGGCATTGACGGATTCTCGTATGTTGGATCAACTGGCGGATTTTTTCCTGCAAACCTGCACGATCCAAGTCGCAACAGAAACGCAAAATTCTGTTGGAGATGTGATCCAGTCATGGTCTGATTATGTTGTTGATCTGCCATGCAGAATAGCAGCAGCCGGCGGAAGCGAAAATAGACGTCCTAATATGACCTACTCGATAGATAATTTTATCGTTTTACTGCGCGATTATTATGACACGATCACCAACAAAATGCGCGTGAAAAATGGCAGCACTTATTACAATATTTTATTGGTAGAACATGATGCGCAAAACGTAATGACCAAATTAACTGTGGAGATCGTGAAATGAAAAGCACAGTTATCGGAACAAAAGAATTATTGGCAAAATTTAATAAATTGGGTGAAGCGGCACGCGGTCAGATGTTAGAAACTGCTTTAGTAGCTGGTGGACTGTTAATCAGCAATAAAGCCAAAGACGATGCTCCGTATATTTCTGGAACATTGAAACGGTCGATACATGTGGGCGGGCATACATCTGAATCTGCTCCAGGATTTACCCCCAGCGATGTGGCTGGGGAATACTCTGATATTGGAGGAAATAAAACAACTGAAACATCAGCAGAGATTTTAGTTGGTACAAATCTGGATTATGCCAGGCGCATAGAATTTGGGTTTTCTGGTGCGGATAGTTTAGGAAGAGTATTTAATCAACCAGCCCAGCCATATTTGAGACCTGCTGTTGATTCTGAAAAAGAAAATGTTAATAACGAAGTCGGAGCAGCACTCAAAGTTTTAATTGATAAGGCGATTAAATGATCTCAATCGAAGAAGGAATCGTTTATTTATTGAAAAATAATGCTGGCGTATCAGCACTAGTAAGTACGCGTATTTATGCACAAAAACTGCCACAAAATCCAATCATGCCGGCACTTACATATCAACTCATAACTCCGATGAGTTTGATCTCTCATCAGGGGATGAGTGGGACAGCATATCCGCGTTATCAGATCACCGGCTGGGATACCACGGTGTTGGGAATAATTGCACTGATGAAAGCGGTCAGAATTTGTTTGGGCTGCTACAAAGGAACGGTTGGCGTAGCACCGAATACAGTAGTTATCCAGGCATCGCTTCCAGTTGGAGGGCATGAAACCTATGAACCAACTACCGGCCTTTTTATGCGTTCTCTGGATTTTGAAATTTGGCACGCTGAGGCATTAACTTAGAAAGGATTTTATATGAGCGGATTAGCTGCATTTTCTACTAAATTAATGAGTGGTCAAAGACAGGTAGAAACTGCCACTGTCGTATGTCCCACCGGCGCAATAACCGGCAGCGGAAATATTGATGCCACAATGGATTCGGTATTGTTGGGTGGAGGAACAGAGGTCGTATCAGTAGCGGTCTTGCTCGGCGATACGCCTCAGATCGTTGCACAGAAAATTGTAGCTGCCTTGAACTTAAACGCGGATTTCAACGCTGATTTTATCGCAACAGTAGATGGAGCCAATGTGGTAACGACCGCTTTATTGGCTGCAGCAAATGAAGCCGGGCAAAATTTAGGTCTGGCAGTTGACGATGCAGCAGGAATGACCGCTGCCCCGACATCCACCAATACGGTTGTTGGCATTGCCTACACAGAGATCGCCAATGCAACCGCGCCTGTTGGACCGGCATTGTCATTGGATACAGAAGACACTACCACACACGACAGCACAGATGGATTTGAAGAGTGTGTCCCAACGATCTTACGAACCGGGGAAATGAAATTAGACATCAACTACGATCCAGACAATGCAACACACGACGGATCAACCGGTATTTTGTACAGGCACGTCAATAAATTGCTTGGGGCATATCAATTGAGATTACCGGATGCGGGAAACACAATGTTTTCTTTTGATGCCTATGTTTCCAGTTTTGAACCGAGCGAGCCGGTGGCTGGAAAAATAACTGCATCGGTCGCATTTGACATTACAGGAGTTCCTGTACTCACAGGAACCTACTAAAAAAAGAAAGAGGTTTATTATGTCAGGTTTAGCAGCTTTTGGATCAGCACTAAAAAGGGGAGCGACAGCTGTCGCAAATGTAAACAGCATTTCTGGTGGTGGAATTAAATTAGACATGGAAGATGTAACCGCGCATGATTCAACGAGTGGTTTCGACGAAAAAGTGGCAACCATACTAAGATCATCCGAGATCAAACTGGATATTAACTACGATCCTGACAATGCAACGCATAAATCATTAATTGCGGATATGGTGGCAAAGACGAAGGTTACTGATTTTACGATTGTTCTTCCGGGTGGTCAGATTTGGGCTTATGCCGGAGCGTTTGTAACCGGATTTGACCCATCAGAACCGGTAGCTGGGAAACTTTCTGCATCAGTAACCATCACTCCATCAGGCGTAGTAACGCCTCCGGCATAAAGAGGAACTATGATACTAACACGAGAACAAATTCTTGAAGCACCTGACATCAAAAGAGAAAAAGTAAATGTTCCTGAATGGGGCGGGGATATTTATGTAAAAGGTCTCTCCGGAATTGCTAATGAGGAATTCCAAGAGTCAATCATCGAAATGAAAGAGGATGGCAAGCGAAAAGTTACTTATAAGTATATGCGCGCGAAATTGCTTGCCCTCACTATCTGCGATGAAAATGGAAATCTTTTATTCTCTGAAGCGGATATCGAAGCTCTCGATAATAAAAGTTCATATGTCCTTTCTCTTATTTATGAGAAAGCTCAACAACTAAGCGGTCTGACAAAAGGCGATATTGAGAACCTAAGAAAAAACTTATAGAGCGTCCAGACAGACGATTTTATTTTCGCCTTGCGCGGGCGCTAGGTATGACAGTCGCTGAACTGTTGAGCAGGATCAGTAGCAAAGAACTGCTGGAATGGATGGCATTTGAGCAGCTTGAACCGTTCGGATATGAACAGGAAATGCTGGGTCATGCCATTACGGCGACCACGATAGCAAATGTGAATCGCGGGAAAGACCAGAAACCATATAAAGTCGAGGACTTTTTGCCAAAATTGAAATACGTAGAAGAAAAACCAGAACAAACCGTTGAGGATACAGTTACGGCGGTTAAATTGTTAAATATAACTTTTGGCGGAATAGACAAGAGAAAACCTAAATGACAACTCTGGAAGAACTTGTTGTAAAACTCACTGCGGATAGTAGTAAATTTACCAGCGAAATGGACGCCGCTGGAGATAAAACACAGGAATTTTCCGACAAGGCTGGGAATACACAAAGTTCTTCCAAGGGTTTAGGATTGGCATTTACCGAATTGGCTTCTGTTGTCAGTTTGGTAAAACAAGGAAT